TAATCTTGAGTATTAAACTTAGGTAAGTTGTATGCTGTGAATACTTTATTGTATGCTTGCTCTAATTTTAAGTATTCCGCAGGTGATAATACTGGCTTACCAGCCTTTTGTCTTGCTACGTTAGCAGCAAATCTTTCATTAAACTTAGCATTATATCTAGAATCAAACTGCAATAATGTTAATAGTTCAGCGCTACTAGCCTCAGGATACTCATCACGAATACTTTCTAATACTGAAGCAAGTCCTGTAATCCTATATGATTCAAGAATCTTTTGAATAGTATCATACGCCACATTTGGTATAACTTCTTTTTTAGCAGCAATAGGTGTAGTTGTGTCCGGAGTAGTTGTTGCTCCTCCACCCATACCACCTCCAGCACCATAAGATGCTTCAAAGGCTTGCACATTCTTTAATATCTCATCTAATCCAGCCTGAACTGCGGCTAACTCTGCGTTGATTTGAGCATCTGTTTTAGCAGTAGTTGACTTAGATGGAGTAGGTACTGGTGCTGGTTTAGATGCCTTTGATGCGGCAATAGAGGCAGGTGAACCATAAAGGTTTAATGTTTGGGTTGTGGCTGGCTTTTGTGCCTGACCAAATGGTGTACCTGTAGCAGCAGGAGCAGCAGTACGAGCAGGAGTAGGAGTTCTATTCTCTCTTTGATTTGCTGCAAATTGCTGACTAGTACTTACTACTCCAGCAGAAGTAACTTTAGGTGTCGCCATTGTTTTCCTTATCCTATGTTAAATGCTTTTAGTAGTGTTTGCATATCGGCCAAAGAACGTTCCTTGTAGGCATTTGTCTTTTTAAACTCTGGACTCTTGTACAATTGCTTCTTGTAATCTTGAATAGATATTGGTGCAGCACCTGATCCTATATCATACATATCTGATACTTTGATTTGATCTGCAGGTATACCAAGTACTTGCGCCCTAGTATTTATCCAAGGAGATAATACCTCTCTAGCATTCTTACCTTGAGCAAATAGGTCTTTAAATGCTGGCATAATTGTACTAGCCTGCATCGTTACACCATCAATTACATTCTTATAAGCATCAGCACTTCTTAAAGATTGAACTGCTTTATTGTATATATCCTTCTCATTGGTAGGTATACCATTGTCTTCATATGCTGTTCTAATACTTCTAACAACTCTACCTAAAGCACCCTTATCTGTGGCTCCTGGAACCATACCAGTTTGGCCAAGATTATATAATTCATTTGCTTTTTTCTGTACATACTTTAAAAGAATGTCTTCTTTTTGCTGTGCGCTAACTGATTTAGACTTAGATTCAAGAGCATTAATCTCTTTTATATAGGCTTTTGCTAGTGCAGGATCTGCTTGAGATTCAAATAAATCTAAAAATTTATTGTTTAATTCCGCCTCTAGTGCTGCAGGTGATGTAACTGCTTTAGGAGTCGCAGATACTTTACCAAAAAATTGCTGTGCTAAAGCAGGATTATTAGCAAATTTAATTACAGTATTAGTAGGTGTATCGGCAGACCAATCAGCAATTGCTGCTATTTTATCAAGCGCTTTAAGGTCCGCATCTCTAGGGATTACGTTACCATCTCTTAACATCTTGTTAATAAAGTCTGGGTTAGGAGCCATTCCTGATGAATATAAACCAGGTATACGTCCCATATTTGCCAGCAGTGCTGCACGTTCAGTAGGTGTTAGACTAGCAAGTACTTGTGCTCCGGCGCCTCTTTCAAACTGTGCTTTTCCAGCGCCAGATATTTCAAAACCTTTTGGTAATCCAGAAAGAGTCAATCCGCTATCAGTTTGTCCTACAGTTATTCCACCCTTGGCTGCTTCTATTTGATCGCTTGGTCGAATTGCTGTTGTTTTTTTATCGGCAGGCTTACTGTCATTGCGAATTGTATTGATACCAACTGCGGCTGCGGCTGCTGCCGCTACCTTTCCAACTGTTGTCTTAGGTATAACCTTTTTAACAACCTTCTTGGTAATAGGCGCAAGACTTGACATATTTAATTACCTTCCAACTCTGTCTTAAAGAACACATAGAATACTTTTTGAAATTCTGGATTTCTCTTAATGATTTCTAGTGCTTGTTCTGCCAAATAAGCACGTTGCGTTTCAAATCCTTTAGCGCTCAAACTATCATTTGGTTTTTTACCATTAAGTTCAAGGGTGCTATCTCTTAAATACAGGTAGTCTCTTATACCAGCAACTGCCTCAGAGTTTAAGAATCTTTCATCTTGACTTGCTTCACGCAACTGATTTAAAATTCTATCTTCTCTAGATGCATCATATACAGTTTTCTTACCGATTAAATTAAAACTATCTCTTAAGTTAGATAGGACGCTAGCAGTATATTTACTGCTCCAACCCTCTGCTACAGAACGAGTTAGTGCTCTATCTTGAGCAGCAGCAAAACGTATATTAGTTGCTCTATCTATAATTTCTTCAGTAGATAGGCGCTCTGTTCTACCTTTTCTTTCTAACCAGTTTCTCAGTTCTATTGAGAATCCACCATTAGGATAGAAGTATCCAAAAGTATCTTTATATTTATCTGCTACAGATGGGTCTTTAAGAATCATCTTATATGTAAACAAGTTGGTTGGATTAGAACCACTCCAGGTACTGGTAAGGGCGAATACTTGTTCTGGACCATATAGATCTAAGAAGTCTGCATAGGCTTTATTCCTATCCCCACCAGCAGCAATTTCAAGTTTCTTAAAATCATTCCAAAGAGCAGAAGCAAGTAAAGTATCACCACTCTTATCTTTAACAAGATCTTCTTGTGCAGTAGCAAAAGGACTGGCTAGACCAAATATACCTCTAAATGCAGAGAATGTTCTTGAGAATCTATTGGTATCCTGTATTAATCTATTTTGATCGGCTGGATCATCAAGATTATATTCTCCACTACTTGCTAAGTAATTCATTACTGGAGCAAATGATGCAGCATAACCCTCTTCAAAGTTAAATAATCCACTGCCTACTATTCTTGATATATTAGGAGTAGTTAAAGCCTGCAATGCTCCAGCACCAGTAGACAGGTTGGGTCTACCGTATGGATAAAATACTTTCTCAGCAAACTCTCTCATAGATGGAGGTAGCATTTGCGTAGGATCTAAACCAAAACCCTCTAACATATTTAAAGATATGGTAAATCCAGGACCAAAACCGGGAATAATTCCGCTACCTAAAGCGAAGTTAAATGACTGTGGTGTACCCTTAGAACCGAAAGGTCCACTTACATCAAACTGTCCCTTGGTGAAAAGATTAGTCATAAAGTTCATACCAGTTGACATAAATGGTACATAGAACTGACGTGTTCCATACTGAGGATCCGTAAAGAAAAATCCTTGGTTTGGATCGTAATAATCTCTAGCATCAGTTAGTTGATACAACGCTGAAGACTCTGGAGATTTAAGCCAATCTAGTGCACGAACAACTTTATAAACTTCTCCTGGATTATTAAGCGATAATTTACCCCACTTGGTAATAGTATCTGCCCAGGCTTGACCGAATGGTGCAACTAATCTAAGTTGGTGCCACAATAAACGCTTCTTAGATGCGTTATAAAATAATTCTTTTACGTGTTGGCTAGCAACTCTACTTGCATACTCGTGAATTTCTTCTTTAGTCATAGTTCCTGAGCCATCAGCCTTTTTAGCATTAGCCCAAAAGCCGTGAGTCTTTCCTAAAGGTTTTGTTCCGTCAGCACTTAATAGTGGAGCCAAGGATTTAGGTGCAATCTTGCTGATTTGCTCTAGTGCTGGTGCGTCTGCTGCGTAAATAACATCACGCACAACATCCCAGTACTTTTGACGCCACTCAGGACCCATACTTGTGGTCTTTTCAAACTGAACTGCGTGGTCAAAAAAGTTTTCAATCGCTAAATTTATCTTAGATTGTCTGTTCTTTTCTATAACAGCAACTTCTTTAGGTATTTTCATAGCAACATTGTCCCAATTTGCTACACCTTCAAACACTTTTTTAAGTTGATCTGCAAATTCTTGATTTACATCTTTGATTTTCTTGCGACCAGAGGTAACTTCCTTGGCATTCTTCAAAGAATTAAGGGCCTCATCTGTTTCTTTAGGAACTCTCAGGGAATACCCAGGAGTTTCTATGAATCCATCACCAATTAACTTTCTAATTGAGTCAGCAGATGCTCCATTTTGTCCAGCAACTTGTTCAATACGAGCCTGCAAAGATACTAATTGACCAGAAGAATTTTTACCTGTGAACAAGAACGCCATAGCGCCTTCAAATGTATCAAAGATATCTCTAGTTTCTTTATTTTCAATGCCGTTTAGGAATCTATCCCAGGCTGGTCTACCCTCACCAGACAATAAGTAAGCGACTGTGTCAGCCTCTTTTCCTGGAGCAGTTCTAGCAACAGCCTTTCCTAAATTACTAGCGCTAAGTATTCTGATTTCATTTGCTAATCCAAGATACCAGTTATTATCCTTAGGGTAAACTAATTGATATCCACGCATTACAGAAATCGGCAGATTTAGCCAACTTCATCTCTTGACCTAATACATTGTGTCTGTAGTCATCAAATGAATTAAGAAGTTGTTTCCACTTTGGGCCACTGCTTCGTCCTTGCCACATAGCAATTGCAGCCAAAGGATTATTGTAGAAAGAAATATGACCATTGAGCATAATACGTATTTGCTCTTCGCCTATGTTTCTGATAACATATGCTGGTCTTGTTAATAAGACTTTCTTCCAAAAATTATTAGTAAATGTATCAACCGCATTTAGGGCACCACCTGCTAGTTTATTTCTATAAACCGCACCAAGTTTTCCAACCTTAGAAATTTCCCTAAGTAGTTCCTCTGGTGGTGGGAAATACAGCATAGAATTTAATCGCTCAGATTCTAGGTGTGGACCATTGAATCTTACCTTTTGCCCATTAACAAAAACAAAATCTAAATTAGCACCATTTCTGTGCATCTCTGCCCAGTACATAGCCTGTTCGTCAGCATTCTTTTTAAAGAAGGTTGTAAGATCTTTAAGTTTATCTGCACCAATTCCGGCCTTCTGAAAGGCAGCAGCATTTGCTTTAAATACCTCATCGTAAACTTTAGTTGTTGCTTGGAATGCAGACACACTAGGGTCTATGTTAAAAGCAACTTCATCGACTAACTTTCTTACAGTAGTCTCATCTACTTTTAAGGCTCTAGCAAAGTTAACAACTACATCTACTAATGCATCTTTATCTTCGTAGTGTACTAATGTGCCACTTCTAGGAATATATGTTGTATAGTTTTTGCTTATGCCGTTATATAGTTTTTCAGCATAAGGTAGTTTTTTAATTCCACTAGCAGCACGTCCAGCAACGAATTGTGCAGGTCTGGCTACAGGTCCCTTGACAATACCACTAAGCGCTCTAGATGTTACTGTCCCGGTTTCTAAAATATTTTGCGCTACAGTTCCACCAGCAATATATGGTGCTAGAACCTCTAAGACTTCATCTCTACTTTTAGCGCCAGCAAGTGCCTTAGCCTGTTCTATTGTAAATCCACCACGACCATTACGTCTACTTAATTGCCAGATGTCAAAGTAGTCATCCATTTCCGCAATCTCATTTAATATTGGTCTAGCAGAAGCACCATTCAAAAACTTCTCAATTGCATCGTAATCTAACCCTTGCTTAAGGGCTTGAGACTCAGCATCTAATCTGACTTTTTTAGCGACAGCATCATTGTATGTTTTTTGAAATTTTAATAATTCACTATCTGCAACTGGAACGCCAGCATTGACAGCCCGCTCAACTAGCCCTAGGTCTTCTAATGCTTTAACTGTATCATCGGCACTAGCAGCAATTTGAGATTCTAAAACTGTAAGTTTCTTTAAATCTTCAGCAGATGCTCTACCCTTTTGATAGGCTTCAGATTTTAATATAGCATTTTTGGCTTTAACAACTTTATTTACTTTAGTTAAAGGATCTGCATAGATCATAAAACCAATTTCACCAATTGCGTTTATAAGTCTAGCGTTACCACTTTCTAGGTTTCCGCCAGTCATAATATAAGAAATTGGATCAATTGCTGAGTATGGTCTGTATAAAGGGTTTCCCTCTTTATCTACAACTTGATTACCTTCTCCATCCAATACTGCTATTTTACCTAATTTTAATTTTTCTTGACGAACCTTAAACCCGACGCCAGATTCCTCGTTAACAAAGAAACCTGATCCTGTGTTTAGTTCTCCAGTGCTAACAAATTCTTTAATCATTTGCACAGCGTAGGTTTGATCTATACCTTCCCACACTGCATTTTCTTTTGGCCGAGCAAGTCCACCACTAGCAAGTTGTGCAACAGTATTGCTAATAGAGTTAAATAAAGATTCTACTGGGAAAAGAACACCAGCAGTTGCTACTCGGCTAACGCCTTTAACAGATCTCCAAATGTTGTATGGGATTCCATACATCTTACTTTTGAATGTTTCTTCGGCAGCCTTTTGCTGTTCCTTTAATTGATCTAATTCTCTTTGCGCTTTTGTTTGTTTATCAATTTCAATAAAGGTATCAACTAATGCGCTTTGACCAATGGACCCGTTTTTATAAAGACTAGAAATAACTCCAGCGGAAGCAGTAGGATTTGAAGAAATACTTTTCCTCAGGTCAATTCCTTGCTGGCCACCAAGAACTTCTGCTTGTTGTTGGATGTCAATATAATCTAATTGTTGTTTTTCAAAAGTTTTATTTAAAGAACCTTCAACAATATAATTACCACTAGCATCCTTTTTAATTTTAGGATAATCCACTAGATCCTGCCTTCAGCGCTCAAATACTCCAACATACGCCGAACATCTTCATTACTTGGATCTTGAAGATATAATGCTTGAATTAATTTTGCTGAGTCATCATTTTGAACTTGAGGAACCGCTGCTGGCAATGCCAGGGCTTCAGATCCTGCACCAGGTCCCATATCTATACCAGTTGTAATTGGCACATCTGGTCTTTGTGTTGGTGCATCAATTGGTGTAACTTGTGGAAGTTGCGGTGCGGCAGCCATAGGTTGTGCAGCGGCAACAGGATTACCAGCCATAGGTGCTGCAGTCTGTTGTTGCATCTGTGCTTGACCTTGTCCATAGGCTAAACCTGACATATAACGTGCTGGTTGTGTTCCAGACTGTCCTGCTCCACCAGTTGCTGATATATTTGCAGGATTATTCTGTGGTGCAGTTGGACGGTAACCGCCTCTGTTCTCTGCCATAGTTCCTCCTACTTAATTTTTCTAGGTTGTTCTTTTGATATGTATGGGCCTGCTGTAAACGCTGTAAGTTTAGATGCAATCTCCATTGCTTGGTATGCATCTGCTCCAGCGTATAAAGCGCCTAGTGCGTAATTTGCACCTGAGCCTGCAGCATATACTCCATCTGCAGATTTGCTTATTGACAACTCTTGGTCAACATCAAATATTTCTCCACCTACAGCCATTATAAACTGGAAGCGAGATTCTTTTGTATCTTCATCAAAGTTATAACCATTCTCTATCATACACTTACGTAGAGAAGGCATAGCCTTTACAATCATAAAATGATATAAATCTTCTTTGTCTTGCTTAGTAGGAGTTGGTGGCTCCCAAATGTGTTGCGCTATATCACAGGCTAATGTTTCTCCAGATCCTGCAATTAAAAACATACCACTCTCTGAAATCTTTTTAACCTCAGGGTGAGAATATATTCTACCATCAGCATCAGTAGTCTGGCTATCAGCAACTATAAAACAGCGGTCTTTGTGTTCTAATCCAATAATTGTTGTCATTGTCCCCTACTTAATTATCGTCGTCGAATAGTTCTTACGCTTGCGTTTGCTTCTCCACCTGATGTTAGGCTAGATAAAAGACTTTGAATATCTGGTGCTTGTTCTGCTGGTGGCAACTCTGCCATACCTTGTTCTGGTGTAGGACCTCCTACTGGGGCAGCAGCGGGAGGAGGGGACGTTTGCTCAACCTGAGATTGTGCGCCAGCAGGAGGAACTTGTTGCGCTTGAGGCGCGAATATTTCTTCAATTGCATCCTCTATTGCTTGTCCCTTTTGTCGTGACTTAATAACGTCAGCGATTTTCTTAACAATATCTGAAGGATCTTGTCCAGCAGCAGCCATCTGCGGAATTGCTTGTGTGTAAGCCTGAAGTGAACCGATAAGAGCATTACGCATATCTTCAACTTCAATTTTCTCTTGCTCTTGTGTGACATTAACATTGAATGGTAACTCTCTCATTGCCATATCCTTGGAGATTAACTTGCCTCCAAGAGCCTGTAGCATAAAGATAAGACCTTGTGCTGGATTAAGACCAGCAAGCATACCATAACGAACATCAGCAGAATAATCTTTCTTGATGTCTTTACTTGGTTTATACTCTAATGCATATGGAGAACCAGCGTCTACGCCGCGAATTGTTTTAACTTCATCAAAGAACATCTCATCAACTTCAAAGCAAAGGCTAATAACATCACGAAGTGCTGTAGCAAAGATTGCTTGTGCTGATTTAACTTGGGTATCAAAGGCACCCATAAGAGCCTGCACACCTTGACCAGTAACAATGGAAGCGTCGATGTTACCAGTACGTCCCTCTGGATAACGAGCACCGACGCGTAACTCTTGATTTAATAATTGTTGTTCAGTGAATGCACCTTGTGGTAGAGTAAGTTCTACGCGACGAACACCTGCTGGATTGGATGTACGAATAACCGCATCTCCACCAAGTTGCAACTCTTGTACATCTTGAGGAAGTACAATAGGAGCCTGTACAGATTTCTCTGCAGCCTCCATAGCCAACATAGCAAAACGGTTACGAAGTAATTGAATTCCTAATACATCATCAAATTGTCCACGCATCTCGCCGTCAACAGATGGGCGTTTTGCTACAACAACCATCATCTTACCAAGAGGATTCTTGGCTTGAGACAAAACTAAATTTTGTCTAGATGGGATATATACAACAGATTGGTCTTTGTCGTAATAGCGGATAATTTCAACTAAGTTATTAATATCTTGTTTGAATCCAGATGGGCCAAGTAGTTGGCTTTCGTACTCTGGGAATTGTGCTACTAACTCACCAAGTGTAAGTGTGTATCGCTTTGCAAATGCAATGCATCGTCCATAGCGATCAAATTCAGGATAAGCCATCCTTGGGTTTTCTAGGCGGATGCGAGGCAGTTTTGCTTCCAGGCGGATGCGAGGCAGTTTTGCTTCCTGATCCAATTCAATTACGAATGGCAGGAATCCGTATGTTATATAGTGGTCCGCCCCCGTGTACATAGAAACTTGTAAGTCGGAATGATTAAAATAATTAGAAGCAATGCGAGTACGATTGTCAGCAAACCTACGAGCACGATCATTGACCTGATTAGCGGACGAGCAGTTAACCGCTGGAAGTGGCGCCATAACCTCAGAAAGATCCCTGGCAACGATATCAATAAAATTTGCCACGACATTTGTATCTACACCCTCTGGAAAAAAGTCAGGATAAACTTCAGAGATTTTACCTTGACGCACAGCAAGGACATCGCCTGCTCGAGCATCACGTTCAGAAGCACGGTACTTGAGTGACTCAACCCGTGATGCAATTTGGTCTATTGATAAAGCCATTTATATCCTAACCATAGGTTTCTTGCCATTGCTCTGCAAAGGCTTCGTCTAAATTGATTCCGTATCTTTTATCTTTTTGTGCTCTAGTTGCCCAACGATTGTTGGCAAACTTAGTAGCATATGATGATTGTTGCATAAGTTCACGGACTTTGATAACAGCAAACCATAATGCCATCACTGTATCTGCTTGATATTTTGTACCACCAGGAAATGGCTTAACTGAACTAGTACCTGTATTGCGGTATACTGGGTTTACTGACTTAGCGCCAGCACCGACAAT